CACTTTGTTCTGCTCGAGCGATTCTATCTAAATCTGGTGGTATACCTAAAGCGTGACTAACTTTAGTATCAATCCGTATAACATCATGATTCATTGCTGCAACTCTTTTGTCAAGTGCTTTGATGATTCCTGACATTCCTTTAACAGAACCAGTTACTCCTTCAAGAATAAACCTTACTGTTAAAAATACAAAGTATCCTGCAGCGCATGCACCTGCAATAGGAAACCCAACATCAGCAATTAATTGAAATATCTCTCCCATATTACTATTTATAATAAATCTTTATCCTTATAAGCTTTTTTACCGTCAGAGAAAATTTCTAGTGATGGTTTACGTGGTTCAGGAGCCGTTTCAGACTCCTTTTGTAACCACTTCCTCGTAAGTGGTTTACGCAATAATTTAGGTTTTTTAGCTGGAGTTTCCTTCACTGGTTCTTTTGGAACTTCAGCTTGAGGCTTTTTTACAGGTGGTTCTTTAGTTGGGCCTCTTAATACAGCTTTTTGTATTGGTCCTAATGTAGGTACAACTGGTGTATTATGTTTTAATGACCAGTTTGCAGCAATTAACATTAATACAGCCAATGGATCAAACACGATAACGATTAATATAATCACACCACGTACAGCTTTTTCTAATAGTGATTGATCTAATTCATCACCATAGATTAATGCAGCAATATACTTAATTGGACCAACTTCTGCTTCTAGTTCTCTTAAGTCTTTACTTAACGGTGCTTTTTGTTTTTGTAATTCAATAATCTTATCTTGAGATTCATTGATGCGTTTAGTTAAAGTAGAACGATCTTTTGCTTGTGATCTTCTAATACTTAAAGCACGTTCAGCAACATCTTCTTTATAAGTATTATTGTTCTTATCTTTAAGTTCACGTCCTTCTGATTCCATCTTACGATTAACAACTTCATCCATTTGTTTGATTAATGATTTACTATTGGCAATTGTTTCCCTTTCAATAGCAATCTGTTCATCAATAAATGAAACTTGTTCAGCATAATCACCGGTTGGAACAGCTTGATCTAAGTGAGCCTTTGATAAGAACCCAAAGATACCCATTGATGTAATAACCATAAGAATTATTACAGCAAATGATAGATAAGATTTTAATAAGAATGGAGCTTCTTTCCAGTTTCTATAAACCCAGGAGGCAACAACAAGCTTTGCTGCTTCTAGAACTCCGCCCATAACAATGATAGGTACTACAGCTGCCGCAAATATAGCAGCTAACCCCATTAATGAATAATAAGCTGCAATAACTGATAGCGTTAATGCAGTTACAAACATAAGGATAATCATTATAGATCTCCTTCCTCTATTTTTAAATGTTTTGAATGAATCTTTGCGCCGACAAATTCATTATAATATTCATCTTTGAGTAAGACATGATTAACCATTTGGTGGTATAATTCCCAATAGGAACATTCACCTTTAGTCTTACAGAGGTGTAGTATCTCTCTCTTATAATTGTCGAAGCCCTTATCTTCAACAAGCAACTGTACTTCTTTGCTTGATCCATAATAAGTTCTCCAATCAGACTCTGCTCGAGTCCGTACCCTTCTTTTACGAGTTTTGTTTACAGGTAAGATCTTTGGTTTCCAAAAGAATTTCTTACCTATGTATTTCTTACCAGTATCCAGTTCAGTAATTTGATAAACAAATCCTTGATACTCTTCTGGCGTTTCCTCAAAGGGTTGATCATTGTATAACCACATTATTTAGACCAGCGGTTTTTAATCTCTACAAATCCTGGTATTAATATTAAAGCAAGTAAACAACCAATCAATGCACCCCATGCAAATGACATAGAGATAGCAACACCACCAAGCCAATCACTGACAGCATTACCAATGCCAGCACCAAAAACGGTGCCAACGCCTTTATGAAAATATTTTGGTAAGTACTTTTCAATACTTAAACCAAAAAGAGCACCAATAATTAATACGCCGTTATCAATTAAACCAAATATTATACCTTCACTAATAAACATGTTTATTCCTCGTAATCTTCATCATCCTCGAAGATATCCCCACCACATACAGGGCAATAAACAATATCTTCTGATGTAACGTCGTTTGTTTTTACCATGATTTTACCATGCGATTCACAGTGCTCACAAACAAAATGTCTGACTGCCATATATTTCCTTGTATATTATTTATTAAGCAGCGTGAGCTGTACCCCAGACATCTTCCCATGAACCTTTTAATGCACCTTTAGCATAATCAGTAACTCTATTTTCAAAGAAGTTACCATGTACTGGAGCATTAATCATTTCTTCTACCCATGGTAAAGGATTCTTTTTAACTTTAAAGATACCTTTCATACCAAGAGAGATAAGACGTCTGTCTGCGATATAACGAATGTATTTCTTAACATCAATTGAGTTTAAATCTCTCATATCTCCTTTAGAGAATGCAAGATCAATAAATTTATCTTCTAGTTCTACCATCTTTTCAGCAATAGAATAGATCTTTTCTTTAAGTTCATCATTCCAAATTTCTTTATTTTCTTCAATATAAGTTCTAAATAACTTAATCATTGATTCAGCATGCATTGTTTCATCAACAATCGACCATGTAACAATTTGGCCCATGCCTTTCATCATACCATGGCGAGGAAAATTAAGAAGCATAATAAAGCTACTAAAAAGCTGCATGCCTTCGGTGAAAGCTGAGAATACAGCGATATGTGCTGCAGTCGACGCTTTGTCACCATTTTTTGAACTGATCGTGATAACATAATCGTGTTTGTCCTTCATTTCTTCATATTCTAGGAATTCATTATATGTAGATTCTGGCATACCAAGCGTTTCAATTAAGTGAGAGTATGCTGCAATATGTAATGCCTCACGTGCAGCAAAGCCTGTTAACATCATTCTAATTTCTGGTTGAGGGAAATATGGTAAATAATTTTTAACATAACCACCAGCAACATCAATATCTCCTTGAGTAAAGAATCTAAAAATGTTTGTAAGGAAATGTTTTTCTTCTGCTGTTAATTTCTTTTTCCAATCTTTTACATCTTCTGCCATTGGTACTTCTGTATGTAACCAATGTGATTGTTCATGTTTTAACCATGCATCAAATGCCCATGGATAGTTAAAAGGTTTGTAATATGTTCTATCATCTGTTAGTGTTAACTTCTTATCCGCCATTTATTTGTCCTCTGTCTCGATGTTAATATAACCTTCTGCTTCGTAAATATCTTTTATATATACTTTTTTACCGTTCATTATAATATAACTGCCATTTCTCTTAGCTCTCCTTCTTTCAATAAACTTTAGAAAGAGGTCTTTCAATAGTCGTCTTTTCATATTATCCTTCACATGCCAAACAAGTATCACCTTCTGTCATTTGCTTAAAGTCAATTTCTTTAATTACTTCACGTTCAATACGTTTAGCAACTTTATCGGCCTTAGCAATTTTGTCAGAACGACAATAGTACATAGTTTTAAGTTTTTGTTTCCATGCCATAAAGTGCACAGCATGAATATAACGAATGTCAGTATCAGGTCTAAAGAATACATTTAAACTTTGAGCTTGATCAATAAACTCTTGACGGTCTGCAGCGTGCTGTACAACCCATCGTTGATCAATCTCCATCGCAGTTTTAAATACATCTTTTTCCCAATCATCAAGTTCAGAGAGATGTTGGACACTACCATCATTAGCGATAATAGATGACCAAATTTCATCATACTTATCTGGATCTTTTGCTTTTTCACGAATAATTTTATCTAAATATTGATTCTTATGCATATGAGAACCAGATAATGTATCTTGTCTGTAAGCATTAGCTCTAAATGGTTCAATACTTGGTGAAGTGTTACCCATAATAATAGAACTAGATGCATTCGGAGCAATAGACATTACATGAGAGAATCTTACTCCGGCGGTCTTCCCGTCAGGGCATGGACCACGTTCCTCAGCCAAGTGTTTATTCGCTGAATCCAAGCGGCGCCTGATAGTTGTGAATATTTCTTTGTTAAGACCTGTAGCCATTGCTGATTCCCAAGGGATATTTTTTCGCTGCAATAAAGCATGCCAGCCAAGAGCACCAACACCAATGCTCCGCTCCATAGTAGCAGAGTATATAGCACGACTAATAGTATTAGGGGCATTGTCAATAAAATATTGTAGCACATTGTCAAGCATTTCTGCGACATCTTTGAGAAACATTGTGTTATTTTTCCATTCATCGTAATACTCCAAGTTAATAGAAGACAGACAGCATACCGCTGTTCTTTTTTCATTAGTCGGCAGAATGATTTCAGAACATAGGTTTGATTGGTGGATTTTTAGGCCCTTGTCTTTCAACCACTGCGGCATGCGTCTGTTTGACTCGTCAATAAAGTGTAAATATGGTTCGCCTGTTTGCATACGCATCTCTAAGATACGTTGCCATAATTCTTTTGCTGATACCACTTCAGCAACTTCTCCTGAATGAGGATCTTTTAATTCCCATGAATCATCAAAGTCTGAATCTTTCATACAGTTCTCTATGATTTCCATGAATGAATCGGGTATATTAATTCCGTGATGTAGGTTTAAGCAACGCATATTTTGGTCGCCTGTTGGTCTTCTCATTTCTAAGAACATTAATATGTCCGGATGAGATATATCCAAATAAGCAGCGTAAGAACCCCTACGAGTCCTACCTTGACGATAAGCCAATGAAGAAGCATCATACATTTTGAGATGAGGCATAACACCAGTAGACTTATCATCGGCAGAGCGTATACCAAAACCGATGCCAACACCACCGCCAAGCATAGATAACCAATTAGTTTCACTTAAGTTCTCCACGAGACCTTCAGCGGTATCGTCTATAAAATTTAAAAAACATGATATAGGTAAACCTCGTTTAGATCTACCGAAAGATAAGATTGGTGTTGAATAACTTAACCAATGCTTACTTGAATATTCATATAACCGTTGTGCGTGTTCTGGATTTGACCCAAACATATTTGAAACATAAGCAAATCTTTGTTGAGGACTTTCCTCGCTATCCATCATATATGATTCTTTTAGTCTGGTTAGACCAAGAGCATCAAATAGAGAATCACGAGAATAGTCAACCTTGATGCCATGAACTACATCTTCCATACCGACTCCACCTTCTTTTTATTTGTATTGTTTTTCTGCGACCAATTGTCTAAGAGAGCTGGTTGAGAACCGATGATCTCTCTTATTAAAGTGTAATTGGATACCACGTTTTTTACATATATCTTTGCCCGTAAAATCTTTGTCACGATATTCATCACCCAATATACGAACATCAATATGAAACATCTCCAATATATCTTCTAGATCCCTCTCCGTCAAGTAAACTATTATTTCATCAACATATTTGACTGCTGATAGTTGTACATAGCGTTCAACGATAGTTTGTGCAGGAGAATTCTTTTCCTTACGATCTAATGACGGGTCTATTTGAAGACCTGCTATTAGATAATCACACTGCTCTTTGGCTTCCCTTAACATAGCTATATGCCCTGAATGGAGCAGATCAAATGTAGAACAGGTAAAGCCAACTTTCACAGTATTTTTCATATTTATATATATTATATATTAGTTTTCAATTAAAGTACAATATCTTTTTGCGGTTGCTAATGAAGAAGAGATAGCCATATGCATATCAATGTACACATACATACCACATCTTCCAATAAATTCCATATTATCAGGCGTCATATCTCTATATAATTTATATATATCTCTATTTTTACCTTCTAAATCTTTTACAGGATAATATCTTTCCATATTATTATCTTTATAGTCACATGGTTCTTCATATGTTAATGTTGTCATTTGATCATTTACACCATGCTCAGGAAAGTTTTTCCATTCAGTCATACGAGTATATGGACCAGAATGAGTAAAGTTGACACATGGTACTGGTTGTATCTTTGGCGATGGTACAGATGTTGTATGAAACTTAATAGATCGATATGGTAATTCACCATGGCAATAATCAAAGTATTGATCTATTGGCATACTATTAAATACAAAGTCATAGTTTTCATTCATTGACTTGTCATATTCAAAATCAACTTCAACATTAATATTGTCATGATCAAATATGTTTTCAAATATTGATGTATAACCATGCTTTGGCATCATTTGAAATTCATCATTAGGAAAATATAATTCATTCATATCATCTCTAATAGGAACCCGTTGTAAGATTGAAGGATCTAATTCTTCAATATCTTTATCCCACATCTTTTTAGTATATGGTCGAATGAACGTATCAATAACATTTTCTTCACCAACAATTTCTTTTGTTTCTTTATTAACCGGTAATGTTACATATCTACCATCTTTTAAGATAGCTTTAACTTTATGGAAATATGGTACCCATTCACCAAACCGAGAAACCCAATCAACAACAGTTTTATTATTTGTATGAAAGATATGTGGTCCATATTTGTGTACTCGTATACCATGTTCATTTGTATAATCATAACAGTTACCACCAATATGATCACGTTTATCAATCACATGAATAATATGGCCAGCCTCTGCTAATTCACGAGCAATAACTGCACCAGAAAATCCTGCTCCAACGATTAATATGTTAGACATGCATTTAACTCCGCTTTTTGTATATCTTTATCTAAAGGATGAGATTGATATAATGCATCACGTTGATCTTTTGCTAATTGTTCTAATTCACTATCAGATAGATCTACAATATCTTTTGCTTGTATGTTAGCAAGTCGTTCATCATTATAATATAACATCATTTCTTTTGGTTCACCAATTAATATAGAACCTGCATCTGCAACTTGTAGAGGCCTTGCTCTCCACCAACCTGATCCAGCATGAAAATAACCTGGCATTAATATTCCCCATTGTTGAGAATAAATTGTAACCATAACATCTTCTGTTACTCGATCTTGACCATCTTTACGTGAACCATATTGTTTTAATGGCCATGAATGTTTATCTACACCTTGCGCTTTTAACCATTTCTTTGTTTTATCTTGTACTAATCCTGCAAAGTTAAAGACTTTTTCTCTTGGTTCAGGGAATAAAGGATTAACTTCAGGCTGTCTGTTTAAATGATAAGGATTAGGATTATATGGGAATAGTAATTCCTTTGGATAATCAATTAATAGTGATAGATCACCACCACTAAATGCTGAGATCAACATACGGTTTGTTTTAGATTCTACTTTATCAATAGATTCTAAGAATGTTCTTTCATATTTTTCTACATCTGCAGGTACAAACTTATGAGAGTCTTTAACATATTGTCTAAACAATTTAGCAGGATCTTTTAATGCAACTAAACCAGAATAAATTGAATCTGTTTGCCAATCATCAAAAGCTAAAATGCAGTTAGGAACTTGTGATATTGCCCATAGTGCATTATAAACATAACCAGCAAATCCTGATGGGTTATGAATGAATACAATAACTTCATCAAACTCATCTAATGTTTCACCGATTTCAACATGTCGTTGAGTTACTGTATGACCCATATCTTCTAAACATCTTATCAATGAATAGTGAGATGGGATTACTTTAAGTTGCTGCTCTAAATAAAAGTCTTTAGTGCATTGTAACTTATTCATTCCTGTTATTAATATATTCACTTACGTTTCCTTTCAACTTCAACTGCAGATTTACACATATCAATTAATTCATGTTCAATATTAAGTAATGGAAACTGATTATCTATTGCTAGAAACGCAGGATCACCCTCACGTCGATCAGCTATCTCATACTTAATATCATACATTGTCTTCATAGTATTTAGCACTTCTAAAACTGAGTACCCTTTACCGGATCCAATACATTCATACGGTGTATTAAATGGACCTTTTTCAATAGCATTTGCAATTGCATTTGCTAAGTCAACAACATGAATATAATCTCTAACACATGTTCCATCTTTAGTATCATAATCATTACCAAAAATATACATCTTTTCTCTTTTACCTGTAGCTACTTCAGCAGCAATTCTTATAAGATGAGTTGCATCGCCTACTTGCATATGTTCACCATCAGATCCAGCAACATTAAAGAATCTAAATATTGTATATTGATTTGATAGTTCTTTAATAATATCTTCAGCCGCAACTTTAGATTTAGCATAAGGTGACTGAGCATCAAATGCGCCTGCTGTAGAAGCAAATAAAAAGTGTGCTTCAGGATATAGTCTTAGCATTTTATGTGTACCATTCACATTTGTATTATAGTACTTCCATGGCTGCTTAGTGCTTTCTTCTACAGATATATAACCTGCTAAATGTGCTACTGCGTCAAAACTTCCAATTCTATTAGTATTCATTATATCATAATAATGAATTTTTGTACAATACTTTTCTACATTATTATGAGCAGGGCTAATGTCAACACCCACAACAGTATGACCACGCTCAGTTAATATTTTACATAAATGTGAACCAATATAACCTGCTGCACCTGTGACTAAGACTCGCATATAAAATCTCCGGCCATTGGGAATATTTCTGCAATTGCGCAAGCAATTTCTCTGGCTATTTCCATGTGTTCTTTCTGTGTACCATTACCTGATCTTACTTCAATGAAATGAACCCATGATCTTAATGTACCGTTAACATACATACGAGATACTGTATTTCCTTCCGGAAGTATGCATCTTGCTTGTTCTTTTGCAATACCTTTTTCAATAGCTTGACTATAAGCTTCTATAGCATAATCAATAATAAATTTTTGTTTAGCATCCCACCATAATTTAAGTTCATTATCAGTAGTCTCTACAGAGTTTTGTCTATTCTTACTATCTTGTAATCTTGCTTCTCTTACTACAAAGTCTAAGTCTTGAGTTGGATCAGCATAACGTTGTGAAAACTCTTGAAAGCTAAATGATCTGTGTCTTAATATTTGACGTGCAATATCTCTTGTTGTTTCTATTTCCATACAAACAGATGCCATTTCTAATGGTGACCAATGCTTGTGTTTGACAAGATAACTAATTAACTTCTCTGATGTTTCTTTGTTTAATTGATTTGATGGGTTAGATACTCGTGCACAGAATGCAATAAGATCTTGTATTGATTCTAATCCTTCTTTTGAAATGTTTTCATGTGGTTTACTATAACTAATTAATCTTACTTTCATTAGCATTTTCTCCATTGTGTAAATTTAAGTTTTGCTTCTATTCCTTGATAGGTGTTTGTATTTATGGTTTTTATAATGTCGTCAGATTTCTTACCACTTAAAATCATTTCATTAATATCTTTTTCTTTTATTGTATCAGGCCATAAACATACTTTATAATCTTGTTGAATATATTTTTCTATATAGTTACATATCTCTTTAGATCTTGGTTCATTATCCATTACAATAACTGAATTTAAGCTGCGGATTGTAGGAGAGTCCATACCAGCACCACTAACGGCAATACAGTTAGGAATAAACAAAGAATCAATAGGACCTTCAACCACATAGACGATTTCTTTAGTATCAATTCTATCCAAGCCATAAATCTTTTCCTTCTCATCATCAAGTTTAATTGTTATATATCGTGGTTCTTCTTTACCAAATGATCGACCTTGTAGAGCAAACACTTTACCATTATCAAAATATGGAATAATTAACCGAGGAATATCATTCTCAGTATTCATAAAATGAAATTTAAGGTTATTTACAAAGGTTTTAAATTTAGGAGCAAAGTATAAGTACTTCCATTTATCATTTGGAATCTTACGTTTTACTACATATTTGACTGCCGGATGTGAAAAAGGGAGTGAATCTACACAAAAAGCACCTGCTTTTATTATGTCTGTATTAATCTGTATCTCGGGTTCAACCAGAGTAGTTTCTTTAATATCTGTATGATCAAAATGTTTACTAGCATTTTCTTTATATCGTTCTAATACATATTCATTATACATATTAGAATCAAGATGCTTAATTAGATTACCGACATTAGATGAATAGCCACAGTTATGGCATTTATAGACAAGACGTGATTTATGTAAGAATACATATCCACGTGCTTTATTTGAATCTCGTTTAGAATCTCCGCATATCGGGCATGAGAAATTCCAATAGTTATCTTTTTTCTTTTTGAAGTTTCTGAGCTTGTAACTCAGGAGGCTCACATATTTAGCGTCAATATAAATCATAATATAATTATAACAAAAATACTAATTAATGTACAAATATTAATTTTAAAAAATAATTGTACTTTAATTCAAAAACAGGATATAATATCTGTATAGGGTTTAACCCATTAAATACTTAACTAAATATCCTATAACTGCTGAAGCGCCAATAACAAAATACTTCCATTGCTCTAAGACTCTTAACCGATCTGCTAAAAGATCAATCTTTCTTTCAACATTAGCTTGTATTTCATTATGCTGCTTTGTGGCAGTTTCGGCCTGAGATTTCATCTTTGTATCAAAACTATTGTCTAATGCGTCCATGCGTTTAAGCATTTCTTTACCAAACTCATTAATCTTAGTATGAAGCTCACGAATGTCTTCAACATTTCGATCAGTATCTTTTTCAATGTTATTCATACGTTCCTCATGCACGGCTAATAGTTTGCCAATGTTATTATTAACTTCGGTAAGTTTCTCAATAGAGTCGTCTAGTTTTTCAACTATCTTCTCTAATGCCTTGATATCTGCCTCTGTTGCCATTATTTTGTATCCTTCTGTTCTGGTTCGTAATAATCTTTATACTTCATAATTATCAGTCTTTGTTGAGCAATATAGTTTCTTATTAGAACCA